GTTGGAGCAGGTCTGGTGGTGGACGCCTGACGGTGCCCTGCGGGTGGTGAACCGCGGCGGCAGCGAGTACGAACACCGCGGGGACACACTCCCGCGGGATTGGCGCAACACGGGGGCGATCACGGCGAGCTGCGGGGCCGTCGTCTATTCTCGCCATACCGAATTGGGGCCCTATACGTTCGTGCACATCGCATCCCCGGCTGTTGACACCCTGGTGCACCCCTCGCAGGTGGTGCAGCGGGTACAGCCGCGATTGGCCTTGGAGGTCCTGGGTTGGGACATCCAGCCTGATGCGGGTTTGGCGTTTCGTTTTTCCGGCAGTGGCGTACGTGTGGTTCGGTTGCAGGTGCCTGCTGTGTTGACAGCGGCAATTGCAGATGCCAACGGTGACCCGACCGCTCGGTCGCGGTTACTGTTATTCCGTGGGCAGGCGATGCAGGGTGTGGCAGTGAGTCCTGATGTTCTGGAGCTCTGGGATGCGTACGGGCGGCTGATGGGCCGTCGAGTGCGCGTCGAAGAGTGGAAGGACAAAATGTGGAACAGTTTTGCCCTCCTGCGTTGGTTGTCCGACTTCTCTCTCTCCCGTGACGCATTGCTATTTGTGCCCGTTATTGGCTCGTGGTTTCACCGCGAGCTAGGCGGGACGAATGGCATCCAGGTGGTGGTGGGCGCCAACAACCCCGCGGGACGTCAGATCCGCGGTGTGGTAGTTGGGCCCCCGCCCACCGTCCCCCCCGCTACTATTGTGGCTGACACGCCCGCGAATATGGCCGATGCGGCCATTAATCGCCAGGGCATTGCCAGCCCGCCTGTGGATATCTTCGCGATCGAGCGTGCAGTTCGGTTGGCGAGGTCAGGGGAGGACGCCTCGACTCATGTTCCCTACGCGTTGGGGAACCCCCTTTTCATTGATGCGCAGATCGCTACCATCGAGGATTGTTTGACGCCTTACTCTCGCGCTGTGGGCGCTGAGATGCGGCGGGCTTACCACTCGTTCTGTCGTGCTGAGTTCGGGGTTGACGAACCCTTTGGCCTCACCACGCAGGTGGAGTATCCTGTGCTAGAGAAGGTGTTTACGAGGCTGGAGATGATGCTGAAGCGTGAGGTGACGAACGGTGCTAACCCGCGGTTGATCGCTGTGTACCCTCTGGCAGTTCGGGTGCTGCAGGCTCGCGTATGGCGGGCCTTGCAGGCGCTCGTTATGAGGGACACAGCTGGTCTGCATGCGGTCACTGTGAAGGGATGCACGATGTACCAGCTTGGTCCGCTACTGGCCAAGCGTGTCGTGGCGCACTTCGGGAGCCTCGATGTGACGATGATCGATAATGATTTTTCGTCCTTCGATAGCACACAGTCTCCACAGCTTCGCCGGATGCTGTGGGACTTGTGGGCCCCGGATGGTATTGGCCCGTTTGCTGACCAGTTCGCGAACAATCTCCTCCGCGCCATGCTGTTGAGCACGGAGTGGACGGCGGTGTCGCGGACGCACGGTGTGAAGATGCACCGTGATGGTGGGCTTCGGTCCGGCGCTGCTGACACCTCCATCAACAACGGCCTCATTAATTTGGTGGCCACCCGCTATGCCTTCGAGCAGGGCGCGGGTTTGTCTCGCAGTCAGTACTGCGTGACGGTTGAAGGGGATGATGGCACTATCGCGCTGGCGCCCGGGGTGGACGTGCAGTCCATCCTGCTCGCCGTGGAGAACGCTTATAAGCGGTTGGGTCTGTTGTGCAAGTTGAGTGTTGCTGACAGTTTCAAGCCGCCGATGTTCTTGGGGGGTTACCTACTACGCGCCCCGTTGCGCCCGCCCGTGGGGCAGGTGCAGTTGTGTGGCCGCGCGGTGGAGGTTGGTGTTGCGGTTGTTTCCGCCACCATGGCCCCCAGGGAGTACACGGGTAAGATCGTGCGCTCCCCCACCCCTTTGTTAGCCGCCGAGGAGGCGGCGACGTTGCGCTTGTACAGCTTGGAGACGTTTGTTTGGCTGCCCGACATCCTGCGAGGGTTGGCGAAGCTGAACTACGTCATTTCCGGTGTCAAATGGTGTGACGTCCACCGTGATCGCTTGACTGATGGGTGCCCCCGTTGCAGTGTTGCGCGCTTGTTTGTCCTGGTGAATCTCCGTGCACGAGTTGGTGCGATGTTGAGTTTGAACCAGGACTGCACTATGCGCGCGGCGCTGTGGGGCGTGTACCGGGCTGTCGATGAGATGCTCGTCGGATGCCCTGGCACTATTGTGCAGCGGGTTCAGGATATGATGGCGCATACGGCTGAGGGCCGGCGCTATCTCCTGCGCAATCCGCTGTGCCTGGCGTCTGAGGTTGACGTCGGTGCCTTGTCTGTCGCATGGGACGCAGCGGCGGCTGTGGGCCCGGTGGGGATGGTGCATGAGCATGTACGCGTCGCGAGCAGGTGGCTGCTCGAGTACGCGGCGCACCTTCGGGGGGGGCCGGTGCCTACCCCTGTCTTGGACCTGGCCCACAAGGCGTGGTCGTCATTCACTATAATGGCCACCACGTTCTTAGCGGACCCTGGCCTTGGGAACCTGGCCGCTCGGTTGCGCGAGGCGCACGAGTTGACCGCCCTGGGCGAGGACCCGAAGGGCCCAGCCCTGTTGGAGTACATCCGCAGGTGGCGCCGTGAGGCGCCCGATGCGGAGGCGGCAGCGCGGGTTCAGGGTGCGTTTAACGAGTTGAAGTACCGGTTGCCCGCGTCTTCTCTCAAGTATTGCATGTCGCATGGCCTCCGTCCCGCCGAGATGGCTGCATGCCCGGGGTGCGTGGCAAACGCCCCGGAAGTACCTGCCACGAGCCAGTCGATTTTCCAGTGCAGTTCGACGATGATGTGGTCGTCGTCGCGCGGTACGGTTATCGACCTCGAGATCATCCACTGCCTCGCGTCCGGCACTCGTGAGTGTTTTGCCGGTTGGTGCCCTGCTTACCTCCGCCCCG